GCGCGTGAGATCCAGTTCTCTATCCGCGACTCTGTCCACCTTCTGTTGCGCGATGAGATCGAGCGGCAAGGGCTGGGCCAGAGCGGAACGGGTGAATTCACCGTTACGGACGCCGAAATCCGGCACCAAAACGGTAATTTCATCATGTTCCGCGGCCTTCACAAGAATATCGACTCCCTCAAGTCGATCGAAGGGCTGAATCTCGTTTGGATTGAAGAGGCTCAATCTGTATCTAAAGAATCGATTGACAAGCTGATTCCAACGGTAATCCGAAACAAAGGCGCGCAGTTTATATTCTCTTTCAATCCAGAGAATGAATCCGATCCGGTTTGGATATTCATGAAGTCCAACCCGCCGCGCTCGATCGTTCTTTGGATGTCGCTTGACGATAACCCGTGGGCAACGGATGATCTGCGGGCGCAGCGGGCGCACGACTACGCGACCGACCCCGACAACGCCGCTTGGATCTGGGGTGGGCAGCTCCGCAAGAACTCGGGCGCCGTGGTTCTCCGGGGCAAGGTGTCAATCCGTGAATTCGAAGCTCAACCAAGCTGGGACGGGCCTTATTACGGCATTGACTGGGGTTTCGCGACCGATCCGACGGCAGCGAACCGGGCATGGGTCCACAATGGCGCGCTCTGGGTCGACTACGAGGCTCACGGTGTCCATTCTGAGATTGACGAGCTTCCTGAACTCCTGATGGGCATTCCTGGCCTTGATTCGCATATCTCGCGCGGCGATAATTCCAGGCCAGAGACAATCAGCTACCTAACTCGTCACGGATTCCCGCGCGTCCAGCCGTGCCGCAAATGGCCGGGGTCAATCGAAGACGGAATCGCACATCTTCGCGGGTATTCGGAAATCGTGATCCACCCGCGATGTGAACACACGATCATCGAATCGCGCCTCTATTCGCATAAGGTCGACCGCCTGACTGGTGATGTGCTCCCGGATATCGTGGACAAGCATAATCACCACATTGACGCGCTCCGGTACGCGCTCCAGCCGATCATCTACGGCGAGAAGCGGATCGAGGAACGAAACGACAACCAAGACCAGCGCGAGGAGTGGGAAACAGGCTCAGGAAGCTCTTGGATGGGCCGATAAGCTGCGGATCGCGGCGGATAGTTGTATATTCCCGCTATCCACTAAACCGTTTTAGTAGACCTCTCTCTATGCAAGGGGCGCATAATGGCGAAGATGACCGCGGCGAAGTACGAGAAGAGCGCAGCCGACCGCAAGGCCGATGCCTCCGGAAAGCATGGCAAGGAAGGCTCCGCGAAGGACATGAAGGCCGATCGCGCCGCCGTCGCCAAGATCAACAAGGGCCGCAAGTAAGTGGCACGCAAGGTCGACCCCGAGCTGATTGCGGACTTCCAGCGCCGTTTCCGGCTCGCGGAGTCGGCCAACGCTGAGAATCAGAAGACGTTCGACCACGACCGCCGCTTCGTCTACCACGACGACGCGCAGTGGGAATCGGATGCAGTCGGCGCGCGCGGGGATCGGCCACGGGTCACCATCAACCGGTTGCAGGTATTCGCCCGCAACATCACCAATGAGGCGAGGGAAAGCCCCGTAGCCATCAAGACGCACCCCGTCGATGAGTACGGCGACGTACATCTGGCGAAGATCGTGGACGGCCTGATTCGGCATGTGGAGCACGACTCCAACGCCTCCGACGTGTACGCCGCCGCCTTCGAGGACGCGGTGACTGGTGGGTATGGGTATTTCCGCGTCACCACGGAATATGAGCGCGAAGACTCGTTCTACCAGTGCCCGAAGATCAAGCGGATTCTCGATCCGAAGACTGTCAAGCTCGATCCTTTCCACGAAGACCCAACCGGCGCCGATGCGATGTGGGGAATCGTCCACACGCGCTACTCCCGCGACGAGTTCGAAAAGGCTTGGCCGGACGCCGAGCCGATCAACGCTTTCGGGAGCGATAACGCTTTCTGGGCGGATCGTGAAGCCGGAATCTTGGTCGCCGAATACTTCGTGGTCGAAGAGGCGGAAGAGAAGCTCCACCAGCTCAAGGATGGGTCGACCGTCTGGGATTCCGAAGCCACCAAGAAGCAAAAGGCGAGCGCGACACGCTCCCGGATGTCGTGCCGCCGTCGTGTGATGTGGTACAAGATTGGCGGACAGGGCGAGGTTCTGGAAGACCCTGTCGAGTTCCCGTCGCGCTACGTCCCCATCGTGCGTATGCCTGGCCGCGAATGGTTCGAGGATGGCAAGCGGTTCACCTGCGGAGCGATCCACTACAGCAAGGACGCGCAGCGGATCTACAACTATGCCAGATCGCAGCAGTTGGAGCGCCTTGCGCTGGCTCCGAAGGCTCCTTTCATCGGGTACGCCGGGCAGTTCACCGACAAGAAGTGGCAGACGCTCAACACGAAGAATTGGCCTTTCCTCGAAGTTGCGCCGATTACCATCGCTGGCAACCTGGCGCCGCTCCCGCAACGCTCCCAGGTCGTCGGCCTTGACCCTGCATTGTCGGAAGAGATCCAGCTTTCCAATGAGGAGATCAAGGCGACCACCGGGATCACGGACGCCAACCTCGGCCAAAAGTCGAACGAGACGAGCGGACGGGCAATCATGGCTCGCCAGCAGCAGGGCAACCGGGCAAACGCTGATTTCATTTCCAACCGGAACATGGCGATCCGTCAATGCGGGATGATCCTGCTCGACATGTTCCCTCGCTTGTACGACGAACCGCGCGTGGCTCGCATCCTCGGGCCGGACGGTCAACCCGACCTCGTCTGGATCCAGCGTGAAGCCCAGGGCCGCGATGGGAGCAAGTACTTCTACGACCTTTCGGCCGGCAAATACGACATCGTGATCGACGCCGGCCCCGCCTACTCGACGCGCCGCCAAGAAGCCGCTGTCGCCATGACGGAGACGCTGCGTTCGGTGCCGCTCATCGGGCAGGTTGCGCCGGACCTTATCGTCCAGGCGCAAGATTGGCCGGATGCTGACAAGCTGGCTGCACGCCTCCGCAAGACCATCCCCCCGCAGATCCTCGGCAAGGACGCTGATCAGGACGGCGGAGCGCAGAAGCAGGAGCAGGGCCCGCCGCCGATCCCTCCCGAGCTGCAGCAGCATATCCAGGAGCTCGAGCAGGAGAACCAACAGCTCAAGCAGGATTCCGCCGTCGAGTCGAACAAGCTCGCGCTGGAGAAGTACAAGGTCGACCAGGACAACGAAACCAAGATCCGCGTCGCGCTCATCAATGCGGGGCAGAAGATCGAAGAAAAGACTATCGCAGAGCAGGGCGCCAACGCCCGGCATGCGGCACAATCGGCAGCAGAGAGCGCCCTATCTCCGCAGGCTGGAACAGATGGTGGGCAGGAAATCGCACCTCAAAGCGAGGATGAGTAATGGACGAGAACCAGACGGAAATCGTCGACCCGGAAGCGGTATCGGCGGAAGTTGTCGAAGGCCAAGCTGCAGAAGTTGCGCCGGAAGCGAAAGCGCCGGAAGAGACGGATGCGCCGAAGCCCGACAACGAGGAAGCGAAAGCCAAGAGGCGCTCTTTCGAAGAGCGGATCAACAAGGTCACGCGAAGGATGCACGAGGAGCGCGAACGCGCCGACGCGGTAACGCGCCAGTACAATGCGCTCCTGCAAGAGGTGCAGTCGAAACCCCTGCAGCGCGAAGCGTTTCGGGATGACGAGAGTTTCGCCGCCGCCGTCGATCGGCAGCGCGTGCGGCTCAACGTCCTCGAGGTGCAAGCAGAGCAGGCGATCGAAGGCGTGAGAAGCGCGGGGACGCAGCACCAGCAGACCGTCGCGGATGCATGGGCTGCAGCGGTTGCGGATGTCTCCGAGACGATCCCTGACTGGCATGCCGTGGTAAGCGCATCGAAAGCCCCGACCACTCCGGCGATGGATCAAGCCATCATGGAGAACGAGAACGGGCCAGAGATCGCGTACTACCTGGCGAAGCACCCCGCCGAAGCCTTGCGGATCTACCAGCTTTCACCCAAAGCGCAAGAGCGCGAAATCGTCCGGCTTGAATCCAGAATCTCAAGCGTTGCATCCACCACAAAAACCAGCGCTCCCGCCCCCATCAAACCGATTCCCGCAGCCGCAAAAGCGGTCGCGAGTGAGGCTGACGAATACCGTCAATGGGAAGCAGAGCAAAACAAAAAGAACCGTTTCGGTGCGCCGAGGCGGTAAGGAGTAGATCATGAGCAACAACTTTGCTGTCATCGACAAGTCATCGAAGGAAACTGTTCGCCTTTTCAAAAACAACCTGATCCTCGGATCTCGCGTCAATCGCCAGTTCGACAAGGATTTCGCCCGGACCCCCGGAAAGATCGGCTACAGCCTGCGGGTTCGCCAGCCGAACAAGTTCCAGGTCCGCACCGGTGCGACGTTCTCCGCGAACGACCTGGCCGATCCCGTGACCACCATCAACGTCGGCCAGCAGAAGGGCGTCGATTACCTGATCTCCTACGCCGACCTCACCATGAGCGTCGAGGAGTTCACCGCGCGCTACACGGCCCCCGCCGCGCAGCACCTGGCCGCCCAGGCTGACTTGGAGGGGTACGCGCTCTACAAGAAGATCGCGAACATCGTGGGCACTCCCGGCACCCAGCCGACGAGCTCCAACGGCGCCCAGCACATCATGCAGGCCAATGCCTACATCACCAACCAGGCCGCGCCCATCGACGACCGCCACCTGATCACCTCCACCCAGGTCCAGGTTTCGTACATCGATGCGCTCAAGGGCTTGCTCAACAGCCAGAAGGACATCGGCGACCAGTACAAGAAGGGCGCTTTCGCCTCGGGCGTGTTGGGTTACGACGACATCGCGGCCTCGCAGTCGGTGAACACGCACACGGCAGGCAACTACAGCGGAACGCTGCAGGTCAATCTGGCCCAGGGCGCGAATACCGGCGCGACCTACCAGGCCGGAACGCTGAACATCAAGGGCGGCGCGAACAGCATCACCGGCTTCTTCAAGGCCGGCGATGTCATCACGATCGCGAATGTGTACGACGTGAACCCGCTGACCAAGAC